CGCATGGAACGAGTCGACCTGATGGTCGCTTAGCTCGATGGTGCGGTTGTCGATGGTGATCAGCATTGCGAAAGCCTTACGGTTTGAGGTCACACGATTGTCGCCGCCGCTGACATTCCGGTCAACCCTCACCCCGGATCAACGTATCGGGGTATTTATCGGGGTGTGCTGTAACCCCTTGTATTTACTACTAATATATATTTTATACCCCGATACCCCGAATAAATAATATTAGATAGTAAATAGGTAGGTATATGTAAATGATATACATTATCATATATATCGTATGGCTGGAGAGTGAGAGCGATACGGGGTATTCGGGTAAACACGCTACAGCCCACGGATTACGTGGCTTCCAGCGTACCCCGGATAGTTTGCGAGTTCCGGGGTACGGGGTATACCGGGGTATGAAAATGAGCGAATTAAATTTATTTTCGTCGAGATAATTTATTTATAATTTAATTTGGTTACTTTTTGACCAGAAAATAATCATTTTTAAATTACTGAAAATTAACTGACGTCGAGATAATTATAAATCGATCAAAATTTGATCAGTTGTCAACCAAAAATGATTAAAAGTCGACAGCAATAAATTAAAAACCCGCCGAAGCGGGTCGATTGTCACTGCCTGGATCGCTTCATTCGACACCCTCGACACCATGCACCACACCCTGAAGCGCGGTCATCGTCTGTCCAATACGACTCAAGTTCACGGGCTGTCCCACACAGGTTGCAGCGCTTCGCCAGGATCCCACCGATGCTGATCATCCTCCCCGACATGAAACGGTCCACATCCGTCACAGGAAGCGCAGCGGCCACAGTGCTGCGACGCACCCCATATAGCAGCGCCACATGTCGACGTGAACCGAGACGATACATATGGAATTGAAGTTCCGATTTAGTGGCTTCTAACATAGCGTTCCAACTTCCCGGCATCGATACCTGTTATACGGCCCAACTCTTTCCAAGTTGCCCCGGCGACTTTGAGTCGTTTCATTCGCGCAAGTTGATACGGCGACAGTAACTTGGAGTCGTATCGGGTCATCGTCTGATAACGCTTACACGGGTTATACCCGACGGCACCGAGCGCAGTCCGCACCAGATACACCGTGGACTTACAGCGAGCCGCCACGGTGTGCCACGGGAGCCCCGACTCACGGAGTTCAATCGCTCGGTCCGTGTCGATCTCGACGAGGCTTGTCATTGATTCAGCTCCTTGACCTTGTCGATGTGTGCAGCACTGATTACGGTCTTTGCATGCTCACGCATGGATTCTCGCCCCTGCTCGGGCATGTGCTCCCACGGATAGTCCATGCAACTGGCAAGCTTTCGCGCAGCTGACTCGATGTCGACCGATACCGGCGCTGGCGGCACACGGAAAAGCGGAACAAGGCAGCCTCCGTGTCGATTCTGAGTTTCGAGCAGATCGGTGATTTGGAAGTCCAGCGAGCTTCCGCCGACTGAGCCATCAAGGAGCCAGGCCGTCGGCTCAACCATCCCGAGAGGTTCCTCGACATGGCCCGCTTCCTGAGCGAGAACGGCGCGGAGTTCGTCAATAACTGAATCGCCTGCATCGGTGAATTCGTAACGCGAAAAGCCCAGTGAGCGAACCATGCCGATGCGCGCCAAGGACTTCATCCGGTCTTTCGGAATGTCGTAGTCCTGGCTGTCTTCGCAGGTTTCAAAGAAGCGGGCCATGTCTCGCTTTTGCTGGTCGGACAATTTGATTTTGACGCTGACAAATTCGCTCATGACTTGGCCTCTTCGGGTTTGTTGAGGGCGGCGTTTATTTTCTTGCCGTGATCGCAGGCCGCATAAGCGCTCTTGCGCATCGGCTCTGATGTAAGCTGATCCTCTCGGCTCAAGGTCAGGATAATTCCAGTAAGCACGCTATAGTGACCGCATGTCTCGCGCAGCAGATTGACCAGCACCGCATTCCGCCGCTCGGCGTCCGCAAGGCGCTGCTGAAGGTCGTCGCCGTGATCAATCATGCGATCTAAGTGGCGACGGTCAATTGCGCAAGAATCCTGAAGGCCGGCCAGCTCTTCCCGCAAAGCAGCGAGCTGGTCTGTGAGCCGCTTATCTCGGTTCGCAGCATCCGCCGCAAGAACCCAAGATCCATTCGGGTCTACGGAAAGATTTCCGGAGAAGTCGCGGCTGTATCTGGTTATTAATTTCTGAACTTCACTCATTCCAAAATCTCCCTCATTCGATAATCGACCCGGTGCCGGAGTGGCTGTGGGTCACACCTGAGCAGCCATCTTTACCCGCTGCGCCTTGTCCCAGCCCATCTGCCAGCGCTCCCGCGAAAACGGCGCTGCATCCTTGTCAAACGGATTCTGCTTGGCGGACAATCCCTTCAGAAATGCCGCATACCCTTGCTCGAACGCCATCAGCTTTTGCATGGTCACCTCCTGGTGATCGTTGTGGGATTGATCGCTTATTGGCACGGCTCCCAGCCAGGAACGCTAAGTCGAACCAAAGTTCTGGCTGTATCCATAGGCACTGGCAGTGATTCGTGAATCATCGTCACGTTGCCGGCATAGGCCACTCCAGCGAGCAGGCGAACCTCGGAGAGCTGCGACAAATCCATCATCGAGCAGTCTCCACCCTCTCCTGGCATTTCATAGAACTCGCCGATCAATGCGCGGGATGCGCTGACATCTGAAGCAAGAATCAAGGCTTCCGGCGCAGAAAAGTCGCACTGCGACCAGCCTGGGCTTGGATTCTGCCATTTTCCAGCATGGCCTCCACCTCCACCATGTCGGCCTTTAGCAGCGATCCAATACCCGTCAATATGGGCGCCGGGGCGCCGGTGCGAAGCATTCGCCCTAACTACGCCTTGATCCACCATTAGATAGATTGGGCCATCAGTATCCACGCCGACAAGCATCTGGTTGACAGTTTCCTGCCAGCGAGACAAGTCCGACGGCAGGCCTGTTTCAAGCCGGAATTCGCGCATGTAGATGCGCTCCGCCAGGAACGACGGAAACTCAACCTTGCCAATTTCAGTAACGCGACTGACATTCTTGTTTGTGTAAGTCATTTCGGATCCTCGTCAATTTGTTTATCGCGAATCTTGGCTACTGTGGTCGGGCTGCACTCGGCCAATTCGGCCACCCGCTTCACCGATAGCGTCTTGTCGGTCATCAGCGCCTTCACCCGTGCGTGCAGCAGCACGTCAACCGGCCTGCCCTTGTACTTCCCGGCCTTCTTGCTTTCTGCGATCCCTTGAGCCTGTCGGGTAGCTCGCGTCTCCCAGTCATCACGCGCCATCTGCATGGCAACCTTGAGCAGCATGTCCTGCACTGCATCGAGGATGATCCGGGCCATTCCGCCGGCCTGAATGTCGGACAGGTCGACAATCCCCGGCACCACTAGCTTCGCCCCCTTCCCTTTGATCGCCGCAATGATCGCTTCTGCCTCTGGCAATGGCGCCCGCGTGATGCGATCCATCTTCTCTGCGATCACCACGTCACCCGGCTGCAAATCGGCAATCATCCGATTCAGTGCAGGCCGGTCAGCGCTGGTGCCGCTCATCTTGTCCTCGTAAATCCCCGCAATGTAATAGCCTTCATCCATCGCCTTTCCTACCAATGCCCGCTGCCGCTCAAGATCCTGTTCGGCTGTGCTGACGCGCAGGTACACCCTGGCATTCTTCATAACCTGCTCACTCGTTGTTTTGAGTAGCCAGTAAATCAGAACACATTTAGGATCGTCAATATAAATATTTGCCTATTGGAAACATTGGGCCGGGAATCGCCTCGGCTGAGGCGTACCCAAAGTGAGAGGGGCCTACAGCAACCCCGCAAAGTCTTCCAGTAGGCCATCGCGATCTTCCCGCAACCCATCCCGCTCCTTGCTCAGCGCCTCAAACTTGCGATGCACATAGCGCGCTGTCGTCTCACCCGGCAGCATGTCAGCAGGGATAGCGGCGCCTCTCAGCACGGCTTCCCATTCGTGGACGGTCAGTTGTTCGGTCATGGTGATGCTCCGTGCTTTGGCGGTTGTGGTTAGATGGCCATTTCGGCCTGTGTTTCTCGCAGCCAGATGGGAGAGCTGTTGTGTGATTCGATCCTATCTGCGATCACATTGGCACGCTGGCCTGCCGTTGGCGGAACGTACATCCCGTAGCGCTTGATGCTGCCTCCGTTGACCGTTGCATTTGTAGAGTCAGCCGAAGTCAGCGGCAGGTGCTGGAAGATCTCCGGGTTAAGCATGCGCAAACCATGCAGTCGACAGATCGGCCGTCCGTGCTCATCGCAGATTTCATTCATCGCCGCGCCTATGCGCTTCCACCATGGCTTTGTGCCTGGCGATGACCACTGGCCCGAACTACCGATTGCAACTGTCGGCCATTCAGTGGCCAGACGCTGAAGACGCTCAAGCGATTCGTGCAAATGCCAGACCGGAACGCCGCGAAACTCCTTTGGCCACTCTGCCAACAGCGCGTCATTCGCCGCCTCGTTACCGTCGATCACGTCAGGGATAAGTGCCCAATCGAAGCCTGGATGCCTATGCCACTGTTCAACCCAGCGGGTATACCCGTCGACGTCCATTGGCACGCCCTTCGTCCAGGCCGAGAACGCACCGTTATCAAAAACAAATGACTGGCAGGCCTCGGCAACGATGCCCATGTCATCCTGGCGTGGGAACGGCACTAATGCATGGCGCCCCATGAGAAAGCTGGCCTTGCAGTTGAGCGTCCCACCGACTGGCGTACCGTGGTAATGGATCATGCCGCCAGCCTTACCGTTTCAATCTCTACACCTTGGTGCGTGGCCGTTATCGTTTGATCTCCGCCCAGCGCCTCGGCCAGTCGATCAGCGATCTGCTCGTGCCATCCTTTCTTGATCAGTGCAGTGGCCGCCTTGATGTGCTCGACATGAATCATCGCCAGCGCCCTGATCTCAAGTCGATAGATGATCGCTTCTCCGTCGGACGGGCAGACAGCTGTAAAAGTGTGCCGGTAAGTATTCATGGGAATTCCTTGCCCATAGCGGGCCGCTTGATTGATTGGTTATGCCGCAGGGGATCGCAGCCCATCCCGCTCAGCCCGCACAATCGCATGGCGAATTCCTCGGCCAAGGTAGCGCTCGATCAGGTGCCAGGTGACGCCATCGGTGTGCAGCTCGTAGGCGAGCACGAGGGTTTCGCGGGTATGCTTGAATTGGGCGCCGGGCTTCATGGCTTCGTCTCGCCGGTATAGGTTCGCCACGGCATATTGCGGCCGCTGACCATGAAGCCCCAGTCGCCACGCCACTTGCTGGTGATGAACAGAGTGAATGCGCCTTCTGGCTGCACGTAGTCGATGCGGTGGTACTCGCCGAACGTCAGTGTCGCGGTATCACCCGAACGGCGGATGATTCGCACTCGTCGCGTTACCGACAGGATCGATCTGGTTCCTTGGCGAATGGCTGGCCGCTCTTCGGTGTACCCGCCGCGCAGGATGATGGTGCGCGCATTCCACGGGTGCGAGTGCAGGTCGCGGTCAGCATCCGGCCGCATGATGTGGTGAATTCGGATCGACCACGGGAACCACCAGAATTTCGCCTTGTGCGTCTCGCGGCTGTACGGGTTGAACAGCCACCAGCGGCCCATGTACATGTCGGAACCGTCGGCGGACATGATGTGCTGGTACGGGGTGCGCTGGGCTCGGGCGATGAGCCAGTTGGCGATGGCTGGGCGGGCAAGCAGCTTGGCGAGCAGGCGCCAGAAGAGATTGATCATGATTTCACCAGTTCGGCAGGGACGCGCACGGTGTCGCCCAGCTTGTTGGCGACGATGGCGCGGCAGGCAGCAATGATCGGTGTTTCTGCATGCCATGCCGCCGTTGAATCTGTCCAAGCGCATGGGTTGCAGGCTTCATCGGAGTAGATGATGCTGACGCGATACCTAGCGATAAGCGGGCCGCACTGGTGCCAGTTGAACGATGGCATCCAAGGGGATTGCAGGCCAGGACACACGTTTATGCGCAACTCCTTGCCGAGAGAATCGTCAATCACGATTTCGCAGGCCAATGCCACTGCCCAATCCAGCGCCGGGCCAATCAGTTCAGCCGTCTTCACTTCGGTCGTCTTATCCATCACTCACCCTCCTTCTGTGCCGCCCGGTACGCCCGGACGATCTTGTAAATAGCCGCCTTGCTCAACTTGAATCGCTTGGCGGCCTCGTCGGCGCTGTACGTCTGGTAGCACTCGATAATCTTGGCGTTGCGTGCTGCGTTCTTTCCCGGTTTCGGCCCGGACTTGTGAGTTTTCATTCAGTCGGCTCCTTTCTCGGGCGCCTCATAAGGAACGGCAGGCGATGCTTCGATGATGGTTTTCAGAATCGGTTTCCAGATCGACCACCAGGCTGATGCGCGCGAATCCATTTCCTGAATTTCTTCATCGCCGAACGCCCACCACTCAGTCAATGCATGGAACTGGCAACCGATCTGCATCTTGTCCGCTGTGTACGTCACCGGCCAGAGATCGCACTGCACAGACTTGACCTGCGACAGGTTGCCGAAAGCGCCCCATATCGAAGCGGCGTAGCGCAGGTCGGCGTAGCGCAGGTCGGCGTAGCTCAGGTCGGCGGAGCTCAGGCTGGCGTAGCGCAGGTCGGCGTAGCGCAGGTCGGCGGAGCTCAGGTTGGCGGAGCGCAGGCTGGCGTAGCGCAGGTCGGCGTAGCGCAGGTCGGCGGAGCGCAGGCTGGCGTAGCGCAGGTCGGCGTAGCGCAGGTCGGCGGAGCTCAGGTTGGCGGAGCTCAGGTTGGCGCGTTCGCCGCCCTCTTCATCGTTTAGCCATGCGCGGTGCTTCCGAATGATCTCGTCAAGTTGTTCAGTGGTGAAAGTTCGCATTGGTCTTACTCCATTGATTTATGTTTGGTTAAAGTGCTGCGAGGGTCCGCTCATACAGGTCATCATGCTCGGCGGACATCGGTGATTTGGTGTTCTGGCGCTCGGCGACTAGCACGCCGCCCGACAGGAAGCCGGTGACGATCGGTGCGACGGTCTTGGCCTGCGTCACCAGAAACAGGTGGCCGTCGTTGATCACGTGCAGCTGCGAGCGCGGAATCAGGTTGGCCATCATGCGCATGTTGACCAGCGGAATCAGTGGGTCGTCATTGCCGGCCAGTACCAGCGTCGGCTGCTTGATCTTGTGCAGCCAGTGCGCTGAGGTCCATGCCCAAACCGCCATGGCTTGATAGTAATAACCGCGCCCGCTGGGCGATTTCATCTTGCTGGTGTGCGCGGTGGCCAGCGACTTGTCGTAACGGAACGCGCCGCCGTAGATGTCCGGGGCGATGCGTGCACCGTGCTCGGGGTCGGTGTAGCGGCGTGGCGAGGCCATCAGGCTCAGCACCTTGAGTGATGGGGGCACCATGGCGACCCCGCAGGAGGTGGCAGCAAGGATAAGTCGTCTGCACCGGTGCGGCTGGTCATAGGCGAACTGCTGGGCCAGAAAGCCTCCCCACGACACGCCGATCACGTTGACTTGGTCATAGCCCATCACGTCCAGCATCGTGGCGACGGTCTTGGCCATGCCGCGAAAGGTGTACGGCAGCAGCGGAGCCGGCGAACCTCCGACACCGGGCACGTCGAAAGCGATGATTTCTTGGTCAGGGTCCAGCTCATTGGTGAACGGGATGACCAAGTCCAGCGATGCGCCGATGCCGTTGAACACCACCAGCGGGGTCAGGTGCGATTTACCTGGGCGAACCGCCGTCCTGATTGACAGCCCATCCACTTGAACAGTGCGGAAAACAAAAGCCTTCATTTCGTCGTGCTCCGGTTGGTCCTTATTGATGGACTCACTATGCGCTGACAATCCGGTTAGGTCAACAAACAAGTCAACGATTTATGCAAAAAGAAACCCGGCGAACCGGGCGATGTTTGTAGTCGTCAGATCGAAAGAAGATCGGTCTTACGGTAGCACTCAGCCGGAAACCCGTACTCGGCACAGCTGCACGCCTCGCCGCAGCGCTCATCGCGCGATTCAATGCGCATCAAGCCATGCTTGACGGCCATGTCTTGGATGTCGCCGCCGTCAAAGCTGCCGCCCTCGAAGGCGGCGCTGATCATTTCGTTGGCGAAGTCCTGTAACGCGTACAGACTGGCAGTTACTCGGTCGAAGTCTTCGGCGCGGACGCATTTGACACCGCGAGCATCATCCGAAAAGAATTTCTGAACATCACTCATCACTGATCCCTCTGGTATTTGGCCTGTCGCATCTTGGAGCAGGCCGAGTGGTTGCCGGATGCGCGGACCTTTCCGCACACGTCACAGCAGTTTGATATGGCAAGGCGCGGCATGGGTGGGCGCTGGTTGCGGCGCCTGCGTGGGGTCATGCGACCTCCTGGTCTCCGATTTCTTTAAGCAGTCGTCGGCCAATCCAGCGAACTACGGGAACGGCTTTGCTATTTCCGATCGCCTTGTAGCGGGGGCCGTCCGGGCACTCGCTTGCTGGCTTGCCGCGCCAGGGGATGAGGGTGTAATCGTCGGCCATACCCTGTAGGCGTTCGCACTCGACTGGAGTGAGGCGGCGCACAGAGCTCGTATGCGACACAATGTTGGGGCCCAGAGCTGAGTCCGTGTTGTCGACCTGTTTGCCGTAGTTGCAGGTCAGCGTCTGGGCCACTTCTCGACATGCAACAATCGGCTGACCGCGCCCGGTGCCATCCTCGCTGCCGTCGAAACCCTCAGCCTTCAGCGTGTGGGTGATTTCTCCAGTGATGCACACAGCTACCTGGCCGCCGGCGTTTGCATGGCTGCCTGAGTGATTCATTGCCCGCAGAGTGGGTGCAATTACCCCGGCATCGGCGCCGTGATCCTTGCAGGAGAAAGCCAGCACTGCATTTTCCTGGCCGTTGTTTCTGCCCAGAGCGTGCGCTTGGTCAATGCTTACACAGGGGTCTTGCGTACCGTGTACTACAAAGGCTTCGCTTTCGAAGTCCATCCTTCCGCTGGCGCTGGCGCACGCATTGCGTGCTGGAGCCACCTCAATTGGGCCGCTGGTGTTGTTCCCCCCGAACACCAGAAGGGATTCTCTCGACTCATGGTCACCATATGGGTTGGTCGTTAAAGCTGCAGTTACGTGAGGGATGTCGTCGGTGCTGTATCCGCCGTTCTTTCGAGCGCCGCCAGTAAGGGTGCCGGCAACATCTTTCCCCTGGCCTCGGCGCGGCGCAGTATCCCGGCGCACGCCTTCGCGCTCAAAAAGTACCTCGGTGGGATCGAACCCGTCTCGAGCACTTGCGACAACGAACACACGACGGCGTCGTTGGGCCAGGCCGAAATATTGGGCGTCCAAGATCCGCCATGCGATTGTTCTTTGGGGTCCATACACACAACCAGCGTCCGGCCACCTTTTCCCTGAAGGCTGCAGTTCGCAGTCTTCCCCAGCAAGCGCGCCAAGAAAGCATCCGAAGGCGTTGCCTTTGTCGGAAAGGACGCCGGGGACGTTTTCCCAGACAACGACAGAGGCTGGCAGTCCTCGACTGGCTCGAACATAGTCATTTGCATCTGCAAGCTCCACGTATTTGATGGTGAGGGCGCCGCGGGGGTCGGCAAGTCCTTCGCGCATGCCGGCCACACTGAATGCCTGGCAGGGGGTTCCGCCGACCAGAACGTCCGGCGCCTCGATCTTCCCAGCAAGGACCATGGTCGCAAGCCGTGTCATGTCGCCCAGGTTCGGCGTTTGCGGGTAGTGGTGCGCCAGTACGGCGCTGGGGAATGGATCGATTTCAGCGAACCATGCGGCCTTCATTCCGAGCGGGTGCCAAGCTACCGTAGCAGCCTCTATTCCACTGCAAATGCTTCCGTAGGTGATCATGGGGTCATCCAGTAAAAGAGGGGTTATTGCGACAGCGGCGCTAACTGCGAATCGCTCGGATTCTTCAGCAGCTCTCGGCGCGATTCGTTCTCGAAGCGACGCGCTACGGATTCGCTGATTCGTATTTTGTGGCGCGGCGGGCGAAGGAACTCAACCAGTTCGGCGTCGGTCATGGCGTCCATCTTGAGGATGGCCAGCTGGATGACTTCGCTGATCTCTGGTGTGCTCGACCGCTCACGGATTCGATCCATTGCCGCCTCGATGCCTGGCCGTACCTTATGTCGAAGTTCCTTTTCTGCGAGCTTGCCACGCTTGGCTGCGGCCTTCTGGCTGCGCTGCTGGGTTGTCATTGCGGTCATTTCTTCTTCCTTTTCTTCGGGGTGCCACGGCCATGAGCCAGCCAGCCGGCGCCGATCACCTGGTCACCGACTTCCTTGATCAGTTCGTCCACGCGTTCATTGACGGCCGGCACCAGGTCGAACATCAGGGCGCTGGGTATCGTCATGGCGTGAACCGTCTTTTCACCGGATGGAAGGGTTAACCACACGCTGACTTCCCAGCGAATGGGCTTCGAGGGTCGCGTACCCTTCGGCAGCGTGTGCCCGCCGTTCGGGCCGATGGTGTGCAGCACTGTCATCGTCATGGGATAGCCCGCTCGGGGTGATGTTGATGTGGGATTGCCGGCGTCGTGCGGCAACCCTTGAACTGATGCGCTTCACTTCTTGAATTCGATCCCGTAGGTGGCGATCAATCGTTTCGCCTTGTGATGGCCGATACCGATGTGGTTGGCGGCGAGGGTCTTTTTAATACCGACCCCGGCCAGCGCCTTGAGTCGTTCGGCCAGCTTGGCGTCCTCGACCGGATCGATAACGCAGGAGCCACGGCTTTTCTGGTTTTTACCGGTACCGGAAACGCACTTGATGCCATTGTCCCGGCAGGTCCGGTTGATCCTGTCGAGCGACACGCCCAGACGCATGACCATCTGCGTCTTGCTCATCGTCTTGCCCATTTCGCGGACTTGCTCGACGAATGCGCGGCGATCGCGTTCTTCCTGCGAGATAAGCGGCTCGATGCGCGGCGGTTTGGGCTGGTCCTGGTACGCCTCGATTTCCTCGACCTTGCCGCCTGAGCGGAAAAATGCTGCCTGTGCGGCGGCCAGCGCTGATCTGTCGACCTGTCTGATGTCGTTGTATTGGTTCATATGGCACCCAAAAGAAAGGGCGCTCATTGGCGCCCAGTTGGTTTGATTGGTTGGTTACTTCTTCAGCGCCTTGACCAGGTACGGGTCGACGTCAGCCTGGCGCAGCAGCCATAACTTGTAATCGGCAGGGATGTCGGCGATTTTCGATCCGGCGTGCTTGCCGAAGCGGATCACAGTCGGAATTCGCGCCTCTTCTGAGATTTCCCACAACCTTTCCCAGCTTCCCACTTCCTGGCCAGGCTCAAAGATCAGACGATTGACGATCGCGATCAGCAGACGGCGGCAGTTGTGCACGTCGTCGAGTGCGGCGTGAGCGTTCTTTAGCAGCTCGCGCGCCTGGTCCCGGTAGTGCAGGTAGATCATCGCCGATTGGCTGTGCGAGTCGGCATCCGGCCAGAGCGAACGGCTCAGCGCCTGGGTGCAGATGCGTTTCACGTCAGGCTGACCGATCACGCTCCAGTCATAGTCGACGTTGTGGCCGATGATGTAGGTGGTGCCGGCGGGAAGTGCGAACTCGGTGTGCGGCGGGCAGTCGACCAGATCTTCGTCGAGGATATGTGCGGTAGCCAGGGCGCTAAGCTCAATCGGCTTGTTTGGCTTGTAGCGCTGAAGGAATTGCTCAGCGACCGTCAGCGTCTGGATGCTTTCCAGTCGAAGCCATGCCGCCTCAGTTGGCTGCGGCTCTTTCAGGCCGGTTGTTTCGAAATCGAGAATAATTGCTGTCATGTAGGTCATCCGTTTTCAGGTGTGGTGGGTTGCCGGCAGCTGGGGCGCTGCCGGGTATTGCTCGGGGCGGATTATCGATCAATCAAATGGAATGTCATCGAAGTCCGGCGCGTCGTCCATTGGGCCGGTCTGGTAGTTCGTCGACTGGACCTGTTGGTTGCGCAGCTTGCGTACCGGGTTCTTCGCAATGAACGCCATAAAGCCGCCGAGCGACGAAGGCTTGGTCTGTTTGGACAGGATTTCAGCGGCCATCAGTTCGGTGCTGTACTCGAACGGGGCGGCAATGATCATTCTCTCGCCGATTTCACCACTCTGCTTCTGGTATTCCTCCTGCTGGAGAACCAGGCCGAGCTTCTTTCCTTTCAGCTCAATGGCGCACTCTTTCTGCTTGGGCACCATGATCTTCTGGTCGTAGTCGTAAAGCTCGATGGTTTCCTGTTTCCAGTTCAGCGACTTTACCTTGGCGCAAGTCATCAGCGCATTGAGCTGCTTGTACCCGGCCAGGGTTTCCCCGCTGCCGTTGTGCGTGTACAGGTTGAGTGGCCCGCATTCCTGGCCGTTGTCACCGATAAACATCAGGTTCACGCTTTCGGTGCCTTTCGGGTTTTTCTCGTAGAACGCCGCAGTAACGGTGCCCATGTACTTGCCGGTTTCCGTGATGCGCTTGCCGCCAGTGTTCGCTTCTTTAGCTGCCTGGGTGTCAAGGTTGTATGCGCGTGCCATATAGTGCCTCCAAGGGCCTTAGTTTCGGTTGTGTTGGTGCTGCTGGGTTGGCTCGACCCATTAACTGTGTCGGGCGGTGACTCAGGCCTGAACAGTTAGGCCGTAAAACTCGCTTATCGCCTCATCGACCTTCGCCAGGTCATTGTCAATACTTCTGTCTTCGAACATGCCAATTGGGCTCTTGCAGCAGTCCTGGCCGTTCGTTTGCGTGCTGAACTGGTAATCGCCACTGGTGACCTCAGTCCTGAGTACGATCGTAAAGAACCCCTCAGGCACCAGCGTACTGTCGACGAGCTTGCCTACCGTTTTCATTCGGACATTCCCAAAGTCGTCGGTCTGCGTGTGGGCCAGGATGTAAACCCGGCGATGGTCTGCCAGGTCACCAGCTGCGTTGAAGATGTTCCAAGCGTTTTTGCCGATGTCGGAGAACTTCGTGTAGCCAGTTTCACTGCTCCGGGTCATCAGCTCATTGACCATCACCGCTTGGTAGTCATCGATCACGACCACATCATGGGGTGAGTTGCGCATGATCTTCTCAATCATGGCCGGGTTGTCGGTTCGGATGACGTTGCCCGCATCCTTCATGGTTGCTCGGACCTTCCAGCCTGGCGCCTTGAACGGCAATGGCTTCTTGATGCACTGGATGACCAGGGTTTTCTTCGGATCAAGGTTCCGAAGGCTCGTTGATTTACCGCTGCCAGAGTTGCCTAAAATCAGAGTCGCGATGCTCATTTGTCTGCCTCAGATTGGTTGCCTATCCCATTCCCGCTCAATGCGGGCGGCTTCGTCTTCATATTCCCGGCGCTGCTCACCCGTGAACTGCTCGGGCGAGAAGGCGCCGACCGTGGCCCAGTCGAGCTGGGCGGTCATGCGTGGCGAGTTCATGCTGAGCCTCAGTAGGCGATGGTCACGCCGGGGATGACGCGGCTTGCGATCAGAACGACTGCCTGCTTTGCACAGGCCTCAGTCATACCGCCCTTGATGAATGCCTCCATGGCCTCCCGGTTGATCTTGCCCCGGTGGGCTTTGTCGGCTTCGCGCAGGTTCTGCTGGCGAATGATTTCGTCGGCTGCGGCCTGTTGGCGGTCCACTTCATCCTGTTTGGCCTTCTCAACTGCCGCTTTCTGGCTTTCGATAGCGGCCAGTCGGTCGCGCTCGGCCTTCTGCTCTGCCTCTACCTTTTCGCGCTTTGCCAGTTCGGCTTTTCGCTCGGATTCGGCGGCGACCAGCTTCAGGTCGTTCTCGCGCTTCTCGGCAGCAGCTTGCTCGTCCTTGACACGCTGAGCTTCTGCATCACGTTCACGCTGAGCCTTTTCTTCAGCTTCACGGGTGGCGCGTTCGGCTGCCTCGCGGGCAATGCGGTCTTCGTGGTCCTTCTTGTCACGGTCTTCCTTCTCTTTGCGAAGGCGTGCCAGCTCCAGCTGCTCAGCTTCGTACTGCTGGCGCGTGGTCAATGCGGCGTTCAATGTTACCAGCGCTGATTCCTTGGCCAGCGCGGCGTCAACCTGGAACTCTGCCCACTTGTCCGCGATGATTACCCACTCAGCCGAAGCGATGCGGGATTCAAGTTCCGCAACCGTCAGCCCATCCAAGTCCGCGGCCAACGCTGCAATCTTGGCGATGTCGTCCTTGATGGACGCAATCCGTCGTTCTTCCGCCGCCTCCCAGTCGTCCAACGGCTTGCGAACTTCCTTCTGCCACAGCTCCAGGGTGTCCCACACGCGCTTACGCTCGGCGTCGATGCGCTTCGGCACTTCCTTCTGCTGGGCCGACAGCTCCTTGCCCACGGCATCCAGCGCCGTCTTCGACTTGGCGACCTTGTGGGCCATTGAGGCGTACAGGTCGCGACCCTTCTTGGTGGTCAGGTCCGGCAGCACCGACAGGAATTTGTCGACCTCGGCGCGGATCTGGCCCAGCCACGGGTCAAGCCCGTTCGCAGCGCTGTACACGGTCAGGGCGGTTTCTTTCGGCGGGACGGCCGCCAGTTCAGTAGTTGCAGACATGCGTGTATCTCCCGCGCCATCCGGGACCGGGGCGCTGCTTGAGTTAGTTGGGTGGAGGGGGTTACTTGGCGGCTTTCTTGAGCGCTTGAGTCAGCATTCGGTAGTAGCGTGCGAACCGCTCCGGCTGTTCATCCTCGAATCGCCAGCCAGGATCTCGGCACCAACCACATTCTTCCTCTGAGCAATCGTGCGCAGGTTCGTCCCGGATATGCTTCTTGATGATCGCCCGTGCCTCGGCATTGATCGCTGCGGGCTTCGTGAGGAATCGCCGTCGAGCTGTAGGAGCGAAGTAGACCTTCGCCTGCTGGGTGGCAATCATGGTCAGTCTCCCCAATATGACCAGTCTTCATGCAGAGCATCTTTCGGCGACCAGCCTGGGAATGTCTCATGAAGGCTTTCGACGTAAGACCAATTCGCCCAGCCCATGGTCTTGTGCATGTACAGGT